TGCACCTACGATAACCGACACAAACCCTGCTTGAGCATTTGTAGGGTCAGGTAAGTCCATAAACCATGTTGTCGTTTTATAGAAAGCATAACCATAAAGAGTTATAATTAGTCTAGGCCATATGCGCCACTTATCTAGCCACTCTGGTGTTATAGACATTTTCAGCAATCCTTTTACTTCTGGTAATAATTAGTATCTTACCGTTCTCATCATAAACGTAATACTTATCACCAATTCTTATCATCTGCTCATGTAAAGTATAGCACCTAGTCCACCAAAGAATATTAACAATAAGAAACCAGTGATAGACCAAGTGATAATAGCTTCTTGTATCTCAGCTTTACGATACTCTTGCTCTTTCTTTTGCTTTCTAATCTTAGCTTCTATACGCACTAGCTCATCCCATGCTGTTGGCCCATATACGAAAGAAATATGTTGGCGTAGCTCTTCACGCATGGCCTCTGCCTTACGCTTTGCGTTCCAAACTTCCAGAGCTTCAGCCTCTACAGACCCACCTAATGATTTCCACCAAGGTGGGTTATTTGCTTGTTTTTCTGCCTGACCTAAGTCTGACATAGCACCTGCCCATTTGGATAATTGACCGTGCATATCTTGCAAGTCTTTACCAACGGCAATGCCTTTCTTGATAGCATTGAAAGCGACTGTAGCACCACCAATGATCGTAACTGGGTCTAACATTTACCATCCCCCTTATTTTGCAAAGGCATCATTAAGAAGGATAATTTCTAGTTTCTGTACTTGTAAGGTTAGTTCATGGGTTGTACTTATATTCCAACCCAGTAAACCAACTAGGGCTGCAAACAGCACCCCAACCAAGGCTTTACTATCCATTTATCTATCTCGCAGTGATTGTTCTATACTGTCGAGTTTTACGAATATTGCTTTGATTGTTTCTTTCATCTCTTTCATCTCACGATCATATGAGACTTTAGATGATTCTAGTTGAGATTTAAGTACGGCTATCTGTGTTTCATGTGCATTACATCGGGAGAACAGATGCCATACGACGACTATAACAGGTGCAACAAGCCATTGCATAATTAAGTCTACCATCTCGTACATGACTATAGAACCTCGAAATGAGGAGCATCAATAAATGGTCTACGACCTTGTGAACGACGAATGTCAATGTATTCATTCATCAAGTCTTCTGCAGTTCCATCCCAGTCGTTTAATGCTTTGTGCCATGCAGCACCCCAGCGTAGTGTGACCTCTAGTTCTTTAGCAGCTTTGAGCATTGCATCTGCAATCTCGTCGTATAAGTTTAGTTCCCAACGAATGCCATCACAGTAAGCTGCAAGGTCTACAGCATTACCTTCAAGGTGCTTAGATTTCATCGTCTGTGATGCACCTTTAGCTACTAGAGCTTCTTGTTCTTGAACTGTACGTAAACCACAGATCACAGAGAAGTCCTGTTCAGATAGCTCAATAGCTCTTTCAACAACAGCTACCAAGCGTGGGTTTACACCCTCAAGTTTTTCTTTACTTCGTGTTCCTAGTTGGTATCCCATAATATCCTCTTATGATGGTTTAGTAGGCCAAGTTGGGTTTCTTGGGTCTGTGGTGTTAGCTGGTAGGTCACGCAAGGCTTGGCGATATGTGGCCCATGCAGCGGCATCTACAGGTGCGTCTGCAACTTGCGTCCAATCTGATTGTGCTAGTAAATCATCCCTTTGTGATCTTAACGATTGCATGTCCAAGGCATCTTGTTCTGCATCAGTTGGGCCAGAGAATGTATCTGTCGCCGCATCGTAGTACCAATGCAGTTGATCTATGTAATCATCTGATTGAACTTCGGCATAACCAGAAGCGGGTGTGCTTGATTTATTAGACCAACCAGAAATTGCACCTGTTGTAATGTTATATGTTACATACATCTTTCTGCACCTACTTGGTAAACTCAATCACAGAAAACGAATATCTATCCGCTGACATTTCATCTTCATCGGGACTGCCACCGCTAAAGTAAAAGCCCATTGTTGCAGTCCCAGAAACAGCACTTTCGATAGCTAATGCCGCAGTAAAAGTGGCTGTATTGCCACCGCTTTCCAAAGTAACTGTGCCAGTTTGAACAGTATTGGTACACGGTGATGTTACGACTGTTGAGCCATCATAAAGCACGAAATAACAAGTATTCATACCACTGGGGTCACTGCCAGCATTCTTTTCTATGGTAAGCGTGGCGGTTCCGATCAAGGTAGAACCTGCGACTATGCCCGAAAGGGACGCATAGTTATTATAACGATACATAGTCTGTGCGCCATAACCAAGTGCTGAACGGATAGCAGCGGTGGAATCGGCTGTCGAAGTAGCATTAAATCGGCTTGTGTCACCACCAGTAACCACGTCTGAAAAAGTAAGCCCAGGCAAGTAGTCTACACTGATAGTACCCGCTGTAATCTGAGATGCATTAATATTACCTGCATAGACATAACTTGCGACAATACTATCAGCAGTGATAGCTACAGGAACCCAAGAAGAACCATTGTATCTGTAGTAACGGTCTTCTGTTGTCTTGTACCACAGATCATTTGTGCTAGTAGAGGTAGGGGTACTAGAGCTATAGATAACTGTAGATTTAGAGTTTAAGTCTACGGTGGTAGCATAGGCTGAAAGGTCTGGTTGGTTGCTTAAGTCGTTATAATTACCAGAGGTAGCTACGGTAGATAAACCAGAGACATCTGAAGCTGAACCTGAAGTAGCTACGTTAGCTAAATTGGTGACTTCTGTAGTAGCGTTAACAGAGTTCTTTAGGGCCAATGCCCCTAGACCAATGACATCATCTACAGCACTAACTGAGTCTTGTGTAGCTAGGCTACCTAAGTCAGTAATTTTAGAAGATGTAAGATCGGGAACTTGTCCTACATTTAGAGTACCACGAATAACTGCAGAACCAAACTCAGCATAAGCAGTGTCACGATTGATGTACCAACCTTGAGTCCCAAGAGTATTGCCATCTCCACTACCATTATAGTTATCTGAAGCAATATCGTCTGGGAACTGGAAAGAACCTGTAGGTGTAGTAAAGGTAATACTTACATTGTCATCTTTATCAAACTCTACTTTATAAGAAGATTTCCACTCTTTTGCACCAAAGTCAAACCCATCAACAAAAGGTTGAGTAGTAGCCCAATTAGAAGTCAACCCACCGAAGGTAAGTGTACTCTCGTTGAAGCTGGTAGCACTTGGGGGGTTACCTGAGTTAGGTGCAGTAGCTTGTAGTGTTTGATAGTATACAATACCTGTATAAATACGTGTATCTTCTGCTTCTGGTATTACAATAGCAGCATCTGTAGATACAGCACCTGATGCCACTGCAGTGCTTTCGTTACCAGTAAAGTCTACAGCAGTTACCCAGTAATAATACTCAGTATCTTGAGCTAACCCACCATCTACATACTTATCAGAACCAGAGAAGGCTGCAGGACTTGCAGGTTGACTGTTAGAAGTATTACGATAGATGTTATAGCCCTTAAGATCATACAGAGCAGTAGTATCACTATCTGTTGTAGGGGCAGTCCAGTCTAATGTTACGTTCTTTGGTCCACCTGTGGCAGACAACCCAGTAACAGGGGAAGGTGCAGTAGTATCCCCACCGTGGGTATAAGCAGTGGCAGAGACCCAAGAGCCTTTAACCTCTGATACAGTAACTGCACGTACTCTTACGTCATACTGCACACCAGTTTCTAATGGTCCAATGATAACTGATGTTTGACCTCTAGGAGCCTCAGTTCTTAAATATGCAGTTTCATCTACATCCTTCCACTGTACTTCATAGTGGTTTAGATATGGGTTAGATACAGCAGTCCAAGAGACTTCTGCTTGACCAACAAAAGTACCATCTCTTTGTATATTACCTTTGTCACTGACCGACACGTTAGTAACTAGGAGACCACCTTTAGGGTCAGCTAGTTCTGTGTTGTCTAGTTCTAAAGCTGCACCATCAGATATATCATCAAAGACATTCTCAGAGGTTTCTCTTAGTGTAAGCTGTACTT